ATGCTCCGCTATCTCTCGCTGTTCGCGGTAGGTCTGGCCACCGGCTACGCCTGGGGCTGGATCGACGGCCTGGCGGCCTCCCTGGCTGTTTGAGGACTGATCGCTATGTCAGGCGTTGTCGCTGTGCAGGTGTGTACCGCGTGGACCTCGAACCCCGAGGGCTTCATGGCGTGTCGCGAACTCGCATGGCAGCAGGCCTACCTGATTCCGCCCGAGGCCGCTGGATACGTGGACATCCTGGTCAACGGTGGTTTCTCCCCGGAAGCCTTCGGCATCGGTGCTGCTGGCGTCCTGGGATCGTTCGTGACGGGGCTTTTGATTGGCTGGGTCGCGTCACTTCTTCGTAAAGCCAAGTAGAGAGGAAACACCATGAAAGCAATGAAGCAACGCATCGCCAAGTTCAGCCCGGTCGCCTCGTTCCGCAACCTGTGCATCGCCGGTTCCGTCACTGCCGCGACTTCGCTGCCGGCCTTCGCCGGGGTGATCGACACCAGCGCGGTGGAATCGGCGATCACCGATGGCCAGGGCGATATGAAGGCCATTGGCGGCTACATCGTCGGCGCCCTGGTGATCCTGGCCGTTGCCGGCCTGATCTACAGCATGTTGCGCAAGGCGTAACGGGTGCTCTGGTCGGTGTGGTTGGGGGCGTTCTTCGCCGGCGCCTTCATCACCGGGTACCGGACCGGCGAATTCTTCTAACCGAACAGACCGAGGCGGAAGCCCCTCCGGAGTTTCCGGCGGGGCTTTTTATTACCCGGAGAAAAGATAAATGAGCATTAAGACATTGATATCTGTCCTGAGGGTAACGCTTCTTACGGCGTGCTTGTTGCCTTCGTTATTCTTTGTTCGGAGTGCTATTGCGGGCCCTTATATATGGGAGGTTGTTATGTATTCCTCCAGTGGCTCTAGCACTCCTGCCGAAGCATGCGAGAAAGCACGGGTTGTTGCGGATAGGTCTCCGGATTGGAACTATACAAGCGCCACGCCCAAGATGAATGGGTTGGATAATTCATATTGTTCTGTTGTGTATGTTTCTCGTAGAGACCCTAGTGTTGTTAATACTTGTGATGACTGCGCTAGCTGGAAGCTTTTTAGAAAGGGGGATCAGTGTGCCAATGCTGATGATACCTACAATGCCTCCACTGGTATTTGTGAGCCGCCGCCCAAGGAGTGTAAGGAAGGCGAACTGTTCCCGGCCAAGGGCCCGGACTCGCCCGTAGTTACCTCGGGAGGCCGTAACTATGTCGGTGACGGCGGCGCCCCGACCGCCTGCTATCAAAGCTGTGAGTATGGCGGCAATCCCAGCCCGGCCAGTTGCTATCTGGTCAAAGGCTCCACCACGACGGGCTTCTGCAACTACATTCTCAAGGGCACCGGCCAAAGCTGCGGTGCCGACTCCTACACCTTCTCTCAAACCGGCGATTCGCTGAACCCGCCCGACACTCCGAACACCGATCCCTCCGACCCGAACGACCCCGGCTGCCCGCCCGGCTGGTCGTGGTCGGGGACTACCTGCGTCAAGACCCCGACCGATCCCACGGATCCAACCGACCCGACCACGCCGGGCGGTGATGGCGATGGCGGCGGCGATGGCAATGGCGGTGGAAACAACAACGGCGGCGGCACCGGCAATGGCGGCGACGGCAGCGGGGGAGGGGACGGCAACGGCGGGGGCGATGGTAGCGGCGACGGTGACGGCAGCGGCACGGGCGGCGATGGCAACGGCACCTGCGACCCGGCGAAAGAGAACTGCTCCACCGGCCCCGAAGGCCCCGGCGGCGAACTCAAGGAACCCACGCCCGGCACCTGGGATGACGCCATCGCCACCTGGGAAAAGAAGGTCGAGGAAGCCAAGAAAGAACTCAAGACCAAGGTGAAGGCCAACGTCGACCAGATGAAGGGCGCCTTCGACCTCAACCTGGCGGAAGGCGGCGGGCAGCTGCCCTGCGAGTCCATGACCATTTGGGGCAAGTCCTACTCCCTCTGTATCTCCGACTACGCCGGCCAACTCTCCAGCCTGCGCGTGGCGCTGCTGCTAATGGCCGCGCTGATCGCCGCCCTCATTCTGCTGAAGGACTGACCCTATGGAATGGCTCTCCGGTTTTCTCGATCAGATCATCGCCTTCTTCCAGTGGATCTGGGACTTCTTCGCCCAAGGCATCTATGACTTCGTGCGCGACGGACTGGTGGTCGCCACCAAGGCGTCGATGTACGCCGCGCTCCAGACCCTGATCCTGCTGATCGATGTCAGCTACACCGCCGCCCGCGAACTGATCGACAGCCTTGGCGTGCCGCAGATGATCCGCAGCATGTACGCCGCGCTGCCGGGGCCGATTGCGGCGGGGCTGGCCTTCTTCGGCGTGCCGCAGGCGCTGAACATCATCATGGTCGCGGCGGCGACGCGCTTCTGCATGCGCTTCGTGCCGTTCATTGGGAGGTGATCCGTGTCGATCAAGATCCATCACGGCCCCAATGGCTCCTACAAGACTTCCGGCGCAATCCAGGATGACGCCGTGCCCGCGCTGAAAGACGGGCGGGTGATCATCACCAACGTGCGCGGCTTCACCCTGGAGCGGGCCTATCAGGTCTTCCCGGACCTGCCCAACACGGCGGAAATCATCAACCTCGATCTGGAGTCGCTGGAAGACCTCGAAAAGATGCGCACGTGGTTTCAGTGGGCGCCCCGCGGGGCCTTCCTGATCTTCGACGAAACCCAACTGCTGTTTCCCAAGTCCTGGCGGGAAAAAGACCTCGAGCGCTTCGACTACCCCGGTGGACCGGAAGCGGCCCACGCGGCCGACCGCCCCATGGGCTGGCTCGACGCCTGGACCCGGCACCGGCATTTCAACTGGGACATCGTCCTCACCACGCCGAACATCTCCTACATCCGCGACGATATCCGCATGACCTGCGAGATGGCCTACAAGCATTCCAACCTCGCGGTGATCGGCATCCCTGGCCGCTACAAGGAGGCCCAGCATGACGCCCAACTCAACCGTCCGCCCGCCGATGGCACCATCATCGAGTACAAGCGGATCCGAAAGCAGACCTTCGCCCTCTACCAGTCCACGGCCACCGGCAAGACCCAGGACACCAAGGCGGGCAAGAGCCTCTTCTGGTCGCCTAAGCTGGTTCTTCTACTGGCATTGCTGGCCGGCACTATTGGCTTTGTCTGGTATATGGGGCCTCTGCGCACGATTGGCGGTCCGGCTGCTGCGACACCTGCCGACGCTCCTGGCGACCCTGCTCAAGCGCCTGCTGCGCCCGCTGCTGTGGCTGCTCCAGCGCGTCCTGCTGCGAATAGCTTTCTTCCTCCTGGGCTTGTACCTGATGGGTCTGCTGCTGCGCCTGTTGATCTGAACGCCCATCCCTTCGCCGATCGGCGGATCTCCATCCTTGCCCACGCCTACCGCAAGTCGCGGGGCGACATTTACATGTTCGCCCTGGAGGATCCCACGGGCCGGCGCCTGGAACTCACCAGCTGGCAACTGATCGGCTCCGGGTACCGGGTGACGCCCAAGGGCGAGTGCGTCGTAGAGCTTCGCTATGAGGACTGGAAACAGACCGTCACCTGTGCCGGGAGGCAGGCCGGCGCGGTGGCCAGCATCGTTCCGGCAGCGCCTGTCGCCGCCTCTGCGGGCGCCTCGCCGAAGGGGCAGACGCCGCTGACCATCGTTCCCGATTCCGAATACGCCTCGCGGCCCTGGAGGCAGAAATGATCGATTGGGAATTCCTCGTCCCGGTGGCGATGGGCTGGGCGCTGCATCACTGGTGGACGGTGATGACGGCGCTAGCGGCGGTAGGGGTGCCGCCATGAGGGGCGGGCCGCGCCGCCGGCCGGGAGCGCAAGGCATGAGCGATAGGCCGAAGGCGCGGCCGACGCCCCTGTAACACGTCAGATAACCCCCGATCAGCAACCCCATAGAACCTCATTAACGGGTAAAGAACATGAAGACTCCGATCCATCCAACCCGACTGGTCCTCGAAGAAAACGGGGATTTCCACAAGTCCCCGAAGGGGATGCTTTTCATGGACCCGCTCAATGGACAGTTCACCGACCTGTCAGGCGTGCGGATCCTGCGGTGTGGCGTGGACACCGTGCGGCAGTTGTACAACGGCAAGTTGCGTCCGGAAGTGATGGCGCTGTTCGACCTATCGGTGGATGTGGTCGAGTTCGCCGGCTACGAGTGGTCCAAGGGTCGTATCGGTCGCGACTCTGGCTATCAGTACCGCCTGCAGAACGCCGAAATGGGCCTGATCCTGCTGATCAAGAACCACAACATCAAGGTCGACACCATTGGCTCGCACCTCAAGATCGAGGTGTCGCCCCACGCCATTGACGGCGCCGACCCGCGTATCCTCCAGGGCGTGCTGGATGACTTGGCCGCAGCGGTGCTGAGTCACTGCGAGACCAACCAAGCAGCCGTGCATATCGCCCTGGATGTGCAGGGCTGGACGCCTCCGGCTGATCTCGTTGATCGCATGCACTGCCGCTCGCGTCGGGTACGGCAAATCAGTGGGATCGAGCGGATCGAGTTCGACGGCAACGCCTCGGTCTACGGGCGTGGCGAGACGTACATGTTCGGCTCGGCCAATGGCCTACAACTGTCGATCTATAACAAGACCCTCCAAGCTCGGGCCACCGACAAGCTCGACTATTGGGAAAGCGTGTGGGCGACCCTGAACGGGGATCCGTTCGGCGATGGCGACCCGGCCTATAACCCCATGGAAACGGTGTGGCGGATCGAGTTTCGCTATCACCACTCCATCGTCCAGCAGTTCTCCGAAGGCTCACGTATGGCCTCGGGAGAGGTCATCGGCTGCCGCACCTACGAGGGCCTTTGCCCGCACCTACAGGGGCTGTGGAACTATGCCTGCGAGGCATTCCGTGTGCTCTCTCGGGAGGGCATGTATGACGCCTTCTGGAGCCTGATCAGCCAGGATGCTCGCGTCCAAGTCGAGTGCGATCCGCTGATCGAGCGCACCGAGTATCGGCGCTATTACAAGACTGCCAAGGGCTTCAGCGGGCGTAACTGCGAGATGTTCCTCGGCCAGTTCGTGAGCCTGATCGCGCGGGAGCGTGTCCCGGCAAAAAAGGCTATTGAGTCCGCCCGCAAATTGGAGTTCTGGCACGTTATCGAAGACCACTATCTCGCCAAGGGTTGGACTCGTCGCGATCTGGAAAGGCATATACACAAGCTGATGTGTGATCGCTATCTGCGCAAGGGATATGCGATATGACGGTACGCAAGGACGGCAAGACGTGGACGGCTGACTTCTATGAGAATGGTCGTTCCGGGCGCAGGATTCGCAAGAAAGGCTTCGCCACCAAGTCTGCCGCGATTCGCTATGAGCAGGATTTTTTCGCCGTGAAGGGCGAGACGGGCCGACCGCTGGATGACCGTCTCTCCGATCTGGTGAAGGTTTGGTATGACCTCCACGGCTGCACCTTGAAGGATGGCAAGCAACGCTTGGCGCGCTGCGAGGCGCTGGCGAAGCGGCTAGGGAACCCCCTGGCGTTCGAGTTCGATTCGTTGGCGTGGGCACGCTACCGGCAACGTCGCTTGACCGAGGTGAAACCTGAGACGGTCAATCACGAGCAACGCTACTTGTCGGCGGTCTTCTCTGAACTGATTCGCCTGGGTTGCTGGCACAAGGAAAACCCGCTGGGCAAGGTCCGGCAAATCAAGACGGATCAGGTCGAACTGACGTTTCTGTCCCTGGATCAGGTCGCTCGACTGCTGGAAGAGTGCAAGGCCAGTACGAATAACCATACCTATCCGGTCGCGCTGTTGTGTCTCGCCACGGGAGCCCGCTGGGAAGAGGCGGAAAGCCTGACGCGGGGCGCTGTGCATGGCGGCAAGGTGCACTATCACCGGACCAAGAATCGGCAGAGCCGATCAGTGCCGATCCCGGACGAGTTGGAGAGGTTGATATTCAAGGTGGGCATGCCTGGATCTGACCGCCTGTTCATGTCCTGCCGCGCCGCGTTCCGCTGCGCCTATCAGCGTTGCGGGTTCCAGACGCCGGGCCAGATGACCCATATTCTCCGCCATACCTTCGCCAGCCACTACATGATGGGGGGGGGGACATCCTGACCCTACAGCGGATCCTCGGCCACTCATCGATCACGATGACCATGCGGTATGCGCACCTATCGCCGGAGCATCTGGTATCCGCATTAACTCTATCTCCGCTAGCTCAGGTTGGGGAATTACTGGCGACAGTCAGTGACTGAATATAAATATTTAGTTTCCGTTTTCTTTTCTGCGATTGCCAGTTTTCCGGAGGTAAGTATGGCGTATCTCCGATTTGGCTCTTTGGGAGCTTCTGGGCTGCATGTGTTTGTTGTTAAAGGGTAGCCTGAAGTATAGAGGATATTCATTTCAATTTTTTTGAATAGTTCGCTTCTAGGGGTTTCAATTACTATGCTGGCTACGAAAGTTGTGCAGAAGGCTAAGCCGCAGAAGAGGCTTAATGAAATAAATACACTTTGACTGTGGTTAAGTTTTTCACTAGGCGTGAGATTTTTTATTTTTTTTGGTGGGTTTTTAAGGGTGAATACTATGCCTGCTATGATATAGAGGATTAGAAAAGCATAGACCATTATCACTCCCCATAGCACAGGGGTATAAAGTAGCGTAAGTCCCGCTACACCTGAAGGCATTTCCGTTGCGCTTAGTCCTGTTTTTCGACTGATATATTCACTTGCGATGGTTCCGCAATACCAAGTAACCCACAATGTGATGTAGGCCAAAGTTATGTTGGCCAAGAAGGATATGTTTTTATAGATCGTAAATCCTTTGAAGTACACAAAGCTTAGAGTTACAGAGGATATAGTGGTTATCGTAAAGGCAGTTAAGGCTACGCCTCGGTATGGGTCCCCCGTAAAAAATTTATAACCAGTGGCGAGAACGGCAATGTAGAGGCTTAGCCAGATGGTAAGGGAGAGTAGGTTTTTCGTGCTCTTGGCATTCTCGGAGAGTTTAAAGAGCTTATTTTTCTCTATGAGTCTTAATGACTCGGCTTTATTGGAAGCTACAGCAAGTATTGCTGGCGTTATAAAGTAGAGGGCGGTAAGGATATAAAAAGCCGACAT